CAACGAAGCGTTGATGGTCTTGGAAAACGAGTTGACCTTCACCTCGGAGGTTGACCGCAACTATGACGATCAGTTTGCTGTTGTCGGTGCAAAAATCGGTAACACTGTGAACGTTCGTCGTCCTGGTCGCTTCATCGGTACGACTGGCCCCGCCCTGAACGTTGAAGATTTCAACGAGACGAGCGTTCCCGTCACTCTGAGCACCCAATTCCACGTTGACACCCAGTTCACCACCCAAGACCTGGCTCTGTCGCTGGATATGTTCTCTGACCGAGTGCTGAAACCCGCTGTGGCAGCTATTGCCAACAAGATTGACCGTGATGGTTTGGTGATGGCTGCTGCCAACACCGCCAACATCGTTGGTACTGCTGGCACGCCTCCCACTGGTTTGATCACGTACTTGACCGCAGCAGCCTACTTGGATGCTGAAGGTGCACCTCGTGATGGTCGCCGTTCATGCATTGTTGAGCCTTTCACCTCCGCAACCATTGTGGATAGCCTGAAAGGTTTGTTCGTGCCCCAAGAAGCCATTGGCGAACAATATCGCAAGGGCTTGATGGGTCGTGACTCTGCTGGCATGAACTGGAAGATGGATCAGAACGTTGTGAGCCAGACCTTTGGTTCATACGCTGGTACTGCTACTGTGGACACCCGCACTAGCAACACCCAGATTCTGACCTCTGGTTGGGCATCAAGCAGCCAAATCACCATTACGCCTAGCGGCTCTTTCACCCCGAACGTGGGCGATGTGGTCACTATCGCTGGTGTGTATGCTGTCAACCCCCAGAACCGCCAAGCCTACGGCTCTAACAAGCTGCGTAACTTTGTGGTGAAGTCTCTGTCGGGCACGACTTTAACTGTTTCTCCCGCCATCATCAGCGGTGGTCAGTTCCAAAACGTCAGCATTCCCTCTGGCTCTGCTACCGCAGCTGTGACCCCGTTCAACGCCGCTGGTACTGTGTCCCCGCAAAACATGATCATGCACCGCAACGCTTTCACGTTGGCTGTGGCTGACCTCGAATTGCCTGAAGGGGTTCATTTTGCTGGTCGTGCTTCCGATAAGGAAATCGGCTTGTCAATGCGTGTGGTTCGCCAATACACCATTAACAACGACTCGATCCCGACTCGTTTGGACGTGTTGTATGGCTGGGCGCCTCTGTACCCTGAACTCGCTTGCCGTGTTGCAGCTTAATTGAAAGGAAACAATCATGGCTCTTTCTCCTACAACCTACACCAATAACGGCCCTGCCGTTACGACCAGCCCTCACTATCTGATTGATGGTGATAGCACCGATGGAACAGCAATCGCCCCCAATGGAGGTTTGGTTTCTTTCTTTGGCGCTACTGGTTCTACTCAACCCACTGCTGCTGGTAGCGTGGCTGTCGGATCGGCTGGTTCTACAACCGCTGCTTATCTGAACACCACATACACTGGTGGTTCTGGCTCTACTGCTTACACTGTCGGTGACATTGTTGCCGCATTGAAAGCGTTGGGTTTGATCAAAGCCTAAATATAGGTAAACACCTAGCAAGAAGCCCCCTTTATTGGGGGTTTTTTGTATAATCAAATCGTTCTTTGAAAGGACAAATCATGTCATCTACGACTGTCACCCGTGGAAACTCTCACGAGACTTTCTACATTCAACCTTCCCTCACCCCTGTTTCTGTTGCGGCAAACACCACCGCAGTCCAAACTTTTAGCGTTCCTGGCTTGCAGACCACTGACCAAATTTTGGTTTTTGGTTTTAATGGCAACCAAACCGCTGGCATTTGGGTTGCAGAAGCTGATTGTTTGACTGCTAACGTTTTGTCGATTCAGTTTGGTAATGCAACTGGTTCTGGCGCTATCCCCGCCTCTGGTGTTTACACCATTCAGGTTGTGCGCTTGGAAGGCCCTGCCCCTGTTACTGCTGTTTAATCATGGCTGGCTCAACAGTTCAACGTAATGCAGGGCCAACAGTGGCCTTGGCGGTCACCAGTACGGCTCACACGGCTGTGTTGATTGACGATAACACCAACGATCAAATTAACTATTCTAGTTTTTTGAATGCTGGTGCAAAACCATGTGCGATTAGATGGGCGCCGACTTCTGCTGGAGTTGGAACGCCTGTCTTCCCGTCCGATGGTACTAATGGGGACTACGTGCTACCCGCTGGCATGACGACCCCGTTGATTCTTGCGACCCCGACAACTCCTTATTATTTGTCGGCGATCTGCGGTGGTACTGACACGACCACTTTGTATGTGACTCCCGCTGCTGATCAATCGTAAGACTATGGCTGACCCCGCAAAAGTAAACGACCAAAACATACTGCCCGTCCAAGCATTTTTTGCCGTAGATGGGACGTTTCAGACGTTTATTGGTCAGGGTCAGCCATTTTATGCAACGACCAATCCGCAACAAAGCGGGCTACAGATCACCAACAGCACACTAGACTCATCTCCAATAGGGTCTATAACGCCTTCAACAGGCGTTTTTACGAATATTTCTACCACGACAGGGCAAATATCCACCGCCCCTGTTTTAAACGCTGATATCGCCAATAAACAGTATGTGGATTCTGTCGCACAAGGGCTGAACCCCAAAGGTGCGGTGAAATGCGCCACTACCGCCAACATTACTTTGTCTGGTTTGCAGACGATTGACACTTACACCACATTGGCGGGTGATCGGGTGTTGGTTAAGAACCAAGCGACCAGTTCGCAAAACGGCATTTATATTGCCTCTGCAAGCGCATGGACTCGAGCAACCGACATGGATGTGTGGTCGGAAGTCCCAGGCGCTTACACAGTCGTTATGAACGGCTCTGCCAACCTTGACACGGGTTGGGTTTGTACGGCTGCAGACACGGGCACAATCAATGTCACGGCTATTCCCTGGGTGCAATTTTCTGCGCTTAATACTTATTATGCAGGAACAGGGTTAACCCTAGCATCCAACACATTTAGCATCACCAACACGGGTGTGACTGCTGCATCTTATGGGTCTGCAAGCCAATCTTTGACGCTTGGCATCAACGCACAAGGTCAGATCACAAGCGCAGCTGCTCAAAACATAGCTATTGCTGCGGGGCAGATCACAAGTGGGACGATTGCATCAAGCCTGATTTCTGGCTCATACACTGGAATTACTGGGGTTGGGACGCTGACTGCAGGGACATGGAATGCCACAACTGTTGGCGTGGCTTATGGCGGTACGGGCGCAACAACTCTGACTGGCTACGTTAAGGGAAATGGTACAAGTCCATTCACGGCATCAGCGACTGTGCCCACAACTGATTTGAGTGGGACGATTTCTAACGCTCAACTGGCAAACAGCACCATTTCTGGCGTGTCGTTGGGTGGAAGTCTGTTCAATTTGACGTTTGGATCGGGAATTACCGCTTCCACGTCAACATATAACGGGTCGGCTGCGGTCACCATCTCCAATTCTTCTCCCATGACATACCCTGGCGCAGGGATTCCCTTGTCTACAGGGTCTGCATGGGGCACGTCTTACAGCACTTCTGGGTCAGGAAACGTGGCTTTGACCACGGGCGCAAGCCTCACGCACCCCACAATTACTGATTATCAAGCGTTTACCGCCTCTTCTGCGCCTACTTATGCTGCAGGGTTGCTTTGGTATGACTCATCTACTGCGGCATTGGCCTATTACAACAACACCACCAATAACGTGTTGCACATTGGTCAAGAACTGCAGCAACAGGTTAGAAACTCAACGGGTTCGACCATTACCAAAGGGCAGATTGTCTATATTTCTGGCGCTACGGGTCAGATTGGCAATATCACGCTTGCCCAGGCCAATGCTTATGTTTCATCTCAAGTCATTGGGGTGGCAAATCAGGATATCCCCAACAATACAAATGGTTGGGTGGTCACTCAAGGCGTAATTACCCAATTTAATACCTCAGGGCTGACCGAGGGTGCGCCTGTTTACCTTTCTGCTAGCACCGCAGGGGCGTTTACCTCTACTGAGCCAAGCACTCCAAACTATGCGGTGCACATGGGTGTTTGCCTGTATTCCAACGCAAACAATGGCAAGATTTACATCAACCCCATCAATAAATCTATTGACACGGGTTATGTGATTGGTCAGATCGCAATAGCGCAAGGAGGCACGAATGGAACTGCTACTCCTACTGCTGGTGCTGTGGCCTATGGCTCTGGTAGTGCTTATGCATTTACT